AAACTAATAGATGGCATTGGTACGATAGAATGTTATTTGATACTTATGTAAGCAATCAAAAAAGTATGCGTAAGTTAAGCGAAGAAACAAAGATTAGTTTAACGTCAGTATTTAATACTTTAAAGAATTGTAAGAAACGATTACAACAAAATATAGGAGAAGATTATTTAGATTATTTATATAAAGATTTTGAACTAATAAAGTAATGGCTAAAAGAGTAATTATATCAAAACTATTTACACCTAAAAAAAAGAGAAAAGGTGTTCATAGTAAAAGTAAATCAAGTAAATTAAAATCCTCTAAAAATTACAAAAAAAAATATAGAGGACAAGGTAAATAAATATAATATGGAAAAGAAAAAACCAGCTAAAAAAACAACAAAGAAAAAAACCACAAAAAAGGCACAAGCTAAAAAACCAAAGGTTGAAGGTTTAGGAGATGTAGTAGAAGTAATAACAGAAAAGACAGGAATCAAGAAAGCAGTCAAAGCTGTATTTGGAGATTCGTGTGGATGTGAAGAACGTAAAGAAAAATTAAACAAACTTTTTAATTGGAAAGTAGAATGTATTGATAAATATGAATACGAAATACTTGATCAATTCTTTACGGGAAATCCTACAGTAATTAAACCTAGTGAATGGAGAAAACTAGCAGAAATAGCAAGAAGAATATTTAACAGAAGAATAGAGAACGATATGGGATGTGGCGGATGTGTTAGAGAGATTGTAGCTAAATTAAAAAAGGTTTATGAAACGTATGAAGAAACGGATGAGAAATAAATTAATAGCAGATGTATCAGCAGTAATAATTGTATTGCTGACATTGCTAATTTTAAAATATATTATTGGATGAAAATCTAATAGTTAGATTATATTAGATTATGGATGGAAGAAAAAATAACGGTAACAAAGGACATTCTACAAAAGCTAAAGGAAGCGATAAGAGAAAAAATGAATACAGAAAAGCATTAGAACTAGCATCAACTCCTGAAGATGTCGTAGAGGTAATTAAAAAGCTAAAAGAGAAGGCTATAAATAAAAGTGATGTAAATGCGATTAAATTGTATTTAGAATATTATCTAGGAAAGCCAAAAGACAGTATAGAAATAGAAGGTAATCTTAATACAGGATATTCTTTTAACGAAGTGATAGCATTAATTAGGGGTAGTGATAAATCATAAGTATTTAACATTAAATAATCCAACTAGATATTTTATAGTTACAGGAGGCAGAGGATCAGGTAAATCGTATTCTATAAATATGCTTTTATGTTTGTTAATGACATATGAAGCTGGGCATACAATTCTATTTACAAGATACACATTAAGGTCAGCATCAATATCTATTATTCCTGAATTTGTAGATAAAATACAGCACCTAAAAATGTTTAATGATTTTATTATAACAAAAGATGAAATCATACATAGAGAAACAAGAAGTAAGATTCTATTTAGAGGTATTAAAACATCATCAGGGAATCAGGTAGCTAATCTTAAATCATTACAAGGTGTTACTACTTGGGTACTAGATGAAGCAGAGGAATTAGTAGATGAAAATATCTTTGATACTATAGATTTATCTGTTCGTCAAAAAGACATTCAGAATAGAGTTATAATGATTTTAAATCCAGCAACAAAAGAACATTTTATTTACAGAAGGTTTTTTGAAGAAGCAGGAGTACAAGCAGGAATGAATCATAGTAAAGGAGATGTAACATATATACACACAACATACCTAGACAATAAAGAGAATTTAAGTAAAAGCTATATTGCTCAAATAGAAAGAATCAAAGAAAACAATCCAAAGAAATATGACCATATAATAAAAGGCTCTTGGATAAATAGAGCAGAAGGTGTTGTATTTGATAATTGGTCTTATGGTAAATTTAATCCTGATAATTTACAAACATCTTGTGGAATGGATTTTGGCTTTTCTGTTGATCCTGATACTTTAATAGAAGTTGCTATTGATAAAACTAAAAACAAGATATATTTAAAAGAACACATATATCAGACAGGGATAAAAACACATATACTAGGTGCAATGATAAAAGATAGAATAGGAGATAAATTAATTATTGCAGATTCAGCAGAACCTAGATTGATTGAAGATTTAAAACATCAAAGAGTAAACATTCAAGCAGTAAAGAAAGGAACAATAGAATCAGGTATTGTAAGAATGCAAGATTTTGAAATTATAATTGACCCTGACAGCACAAACATAGGTAAAGAGTTTAATAATTATTCTTATGCAGATAAAGGTAGTAAGCTGTATATTGATAATTGGAATCACGCAATAGATGCTGCTAGGTATAACATCATATACCATTTAGACAATCCTAATAGAGGTAAATATTTTATACAATAAAAAAAGCACCTGCCACTCTCCTAAATTACAGATGCTTTTTTATGACAAATAATAAAAATCAAATATAATTATTGCATATAACAAAAACAAAAAAAAATAGTTAATTAAATAGATATGAAAGCATCAATAACAATTCCTGACAATTTAAACGAAATATCTGTTGGACAATACCAGCGATATGTTGCAGTTACAGAAGGAATAAAAGGAGAGTTTTTAAACCAAAGAACAATAGAGGTTTTTTGTAATGTACCTTTTGAAAGAGTTATTTTAATGAAGCATAATGACGTTAAAGAAATATCAGAACATTTAGTTGCATTAATAAACGATGAAAATGTAGATTTTAAACATAGGTTTAATATAAAAGACCAAGAGTTTGGTTTTCTTCCTGATCTAGATGAAATGACATCAGGAGAGTTTGCAGATTTAACAGCATATCTTGGTAAGCCTGAAGAAATGCACAAGGCAATGGCTGTTTTATTTAGACCGATAGTAAGGAAGGAAGGAGATAAATATGATATATGTGAATACAATGGTACAAAAGAGTTTAGCGATTTAATGAAGTATATGCCTTTAGGTATTGCTTTTGGTAGCTTGGTTTTTTTTTACAATTTAGCGAACGACTTAACGAAAGGTACGCAACACTCTATCAGGGAGGAACTAATGAAGGAGGTCTTGGAAAAGTAGAGAACTTTGGTCGTAAGTGGGGGTTTTATCAGAACTTCTACACTTTGGCACAAGGCGATATTAGAAGATTTGATGAAATAAGTAAAATGAATATACATACTTGTTTAACATATTTAAGTTTTGAAAAAGAGAAAAACGAAGTAGAAGCAGAATTAATAAAAAAGAGTTATAAGAAATGATAACATATTACAATTTACTAGATACAATAAAAACGCAATTACTTGAAGATCCACAATGTAATTCTGTTACTGAAGGCTCTATATATGAAATAGATTTAGCTAAACAAACTATAATGCCTTATGCACATATTCAAGTTAATAGTGCATCAATTACAGAACGAACAAACATATTTAATGTTACTGTTTTCTGTATGGATATTGTAGACAAGTCTAAAGAAGAAACAACAGATAAATTTAAAAAGAACGACAATACACAGGATGTATTAAATACACAATTTGCAGTTGCTACAAGATTGTTAGAGTTAATGCGTAGAGGAGATTTAAGAAACGATAATTTTGCTTTAGCTGATGGCTCATCTCCAAGCCTTGAATCGTTTACAGAAAGATTTGAGAACTTTTATGCTGGATGGGCAGCTACATTTGATGTAGAAGTTCCAAACGAAATGACTATATGCGGAACAGTTGCACCATCATCTTGTGAAGATGCTTCTTATAGTATTAAAGATTCAGCAGGAACAGTATTATATAGTGGAACGATTGTATCAGGTGGATCATTAACACAAGCAATATCAAATAGTGCAGTAAGCAATTCTGATGATAGTTTCACAGCAAGTATTTTAGCGCAAGGAACATTGGCTCTAGGAGATATAGAAATATCAGTTAGAAATAGTGCAGGTACTGTGATTGGTACACATCAACTACCAGCATCTGTAAATGGTACAGCTACAGCACTTGATGCTACAGCAGTAGTACAATATGTAAATGGTACAGCAATAAGTACAACAAATATTCCTAGTGGTGTATCTCAAGTTATAACAGTTGCAAATCCTATTGTTTGTTCAGATGCTACAGTTTCAAATAGTGATGATTCATTTAGTACAACAGTTGCAAGTGGAGGTAATTTAGAGTTAGCAGATAGCACTATGAATTTTAACGGAGCAAGTGAAGGAACATTTGTTAGTGTTAAAACAACAGCAGTAACTTTAAAAGATGAAACAGGATCAAATCTTACACCAACATCAAAAAGTTTAGCAAGTAATACATTGGCATTAGTAGTTCAAAATCCTTTAACAGTATTTACAAATATGTACACAGGAAAAGCAGTTTCGCACGGAGGAGTTGTTGAATCAATTTCTTGTATAGATACATCTGATGTATTTAGTGCTGCACCTTTAGGAAAAATACAGCCATCAGCTTATGGAACAGGAAAGTTAATTGCTATGAAGCCATTAGCAGGAGGTTTTGATTTAGACGTTGTAAGAAACACAACAGCATATAGGACAAATAGTAGTAACATTTTAGAATCTGTTGCAGCAAATGTTCCTAGATTAGATTATGATGGTGTTACTTGTCCATCTGTTTTAGTAGAATCACAATCAACAAATTTATTACATTACTCACAAGAATTTGATAATACATATTGGAAAAAAAATACATCAACAGTTACAGCTAATGATGCAGTTGCACCTGATGGGACAACGACAGCAGAAAAGTTAGCTTTAGGTGGTGTTGCTAATGCAAGAGTATTTAGAAATAGTACAGTAACAACATCTAATACACACGTCCTTTCTATATTTATGAAAGGTACAGCAGGAGAAAAAGTTACAATAGAAGCTGGTAGTGGAGCAAATTCTGTTACATTAACTGCTGATTGGGTTAGATATAATGTTGTAAATACAGGAGGAGAAACATCAACAAATGTTAGGGTAATAAATAGAGCAGCAAATGGAGATGATGCTAATGATGTTTTTATATGGGGAATACAATTAGAAGAAGCATCAACACCTAGTTCTTATATTGTAACAACGTCTGCAAGTGCTACAAGAAATGCAGATGTATTATCAGTAACAGGCTTAACAGGATCATCTACAGTAACAGAAACATTTGAAGATGATAGTACAAACGTAATAAGTAATCCTAGTACATATACAATGAGTACAGGTAGAATTAAAAAAGTAATAAGAACAGTATGATAGTATATAAATTAAAATATGAAGATTATAAAAATGCAATTTTAGATTTAATGAATAAAGGAGTTTTGTTAAATTCTAAATTAGATTATGCTACACATATTCAAGCTGTAGTTTTTATTGGTAAAATAGAAATAACAGAAGGAACTTATGATGAACAAGATAGAGTATTAACAGAGCCAACTTATGAAGATGGTTATTTTGTTGATGTTATGAGTTCACAAGAAATAGAATTTGATAATATAGTAAAACCAAATAATCCTGTACATAAATTTGCAGGGCAATAGGATATGTTTAAAACAGAAGAAGTACAAAAAGAATTGTCAGCCTTTGGTAAGTATGTTGTAAAACAATCTAGGTCAATGCTAACTAAAGGAAGGCATAACGATTCTAAAAAGTTATACAATTCTATAGGCTTTGATTTAAAGGTTATGCGACAGTCATTTAGTATGTCTTTTTTTATGCAAGATTATGGAACATATCAAGATGAAGGTGTAAGAGGTGCATACTCAAATAAAAAAGCACCTAATTCTCCTTTTAGATTTAAAAGAAATAAGAAAATAAGTCCTAGACATTTTAAACAATGGGCAAAGAAAAGAGGTATATCTCCATTTGCAGTTGCTAGGTCAGTTTGGACAAAAGGATTAAAACCTACAATGTTTTTCACTAAACCATTTGAAGATGCTTTTTTAAGATTACCTGAAGATGTAATAGAAAAATTTGGTTTAGATGTAGATGAATTTTTAGAACAAGTAACACAAGGAACAGATTAAAATAATAGACAATGTCAAACGTATATACAAAAATAAATACAAGAAGTCCGTATATGATTACACAAGCTGGAACATCAGCAGGACAATTAATACAAGTAGAGTTATACATACATCAATCAGGTGGAAGTGAGCCTGCATCAGCTACATTTAATTTATCAAAGCCTGTACCTAGTTCTAGTTTACTAACAGTTTTTTTTGATATATCTCCATATTTAAAATCATATATTAGTCACACATCACTCACTCCTGTAACAGGATTAACAGTAACGTCTGCTGCTAATTATGTTTATTGTAAAGCAATAGTAAAGAGAGCTGGTGTGCAACAACAAGAGCTGTACTTAATTGGTTATAATGGCTATGGATATTTTGAGAATGGCAGTAATCCTGTATTAGACGCTCATATAATGCTAGATGAGGGAGAATATTTGTTGTTTAAAAATCAAAACAACGGAGCATTGTTTTATAGTATTGATAGTGATGCTTCTCCTGCTGAAGATTGGGACGCTAAATACGTTTGTTTAGATGGTACAACAGCAGATGTAGATATAAATTTAAATACACAAGATAATGCATATATTCCTTACATAACACCTACACATAAAAACAATGGAGGATCAACATTAAAAATATTTAAAGATTCATCACTATATAAAACATTTACATTTACAGAAGTATGCGAACCTAAATATACTCCTGTTGTTTGTGATTTTGTAAATAAATATGGTGTATGGCAAACAATAATTTTCTTTAAGGTATCAAAGTCTAATATTAACACAACAAGAAGTACGTTTAATATGATGCCATCTACACCATCATATAATACATCTAAAAATATAACACAAAACTTTAATACAAATGGTACAGAAACAATTACTGTAAATACAGGATTTGTTAGAGAAGGTTATAGTGATGTTATGAAACAAATATTATTAAGTGAAACAATCAGGTTAGATGGAGAGCCTGTTGTACCACAAACAAATAGTTTAGATATGCACAAGAGCATAAACGAAAGATTGATTAATTATACATTGTCATTTAATTACGCACATCATATTATAAACACTATTCAATAATGAGAACAGTACAATTATACATAAATGATAAAAAGGTAGATTTATACGGTGATGAAAAAATTGAAATTACATCAAGTATTCAAAATATTCAAGATATTTCTAAAACATTTACTGATTTTAGTCAAACATTTACTGTACCTGCATCTGATACTAATAACGATATATTTAGTTGGTATTATAATAATGATTTGGATGGTGGCTTTGTGGCTAAAGAAAGGGCTGATGCTAGGATTGAAATAAACCATATTCCATTTCGTAGAGGTAAAGTACAATTAGAAGGATCAGAAATAAAAAACAATGTACCTGAATCATATAAGATTACATTTTATGGAGAGGTAGTTACATTAAAAGATTTATTTGGAATAAAAAGACTAGGAGATTTAGATTATGATGTAACTTTTGCATATACAGGAACAAATGTTAATGATACTTTTAGTAATACAGGAGATTTAGATTTAAGGTTTCCTTTAATTAGTTCAGATAGAATTTGGCAATATGGAGATGGTACAGCTAATGATATTTCAATAGATGCTGGTAGAATATCATTTACAGAGTTATATCCTGCAATAAAAGATAAAGTTATTATAGATGCTATTGAAACTGAATTTGGAATAAATTTTAACAGTACTTTTTTTGATAGTAATTATTTTAAAAAATCTTTTACTTGGTGGAAAAATTCAGTAACACCAACTATATATACAGAAGCAGTACAATTAACATTTAACAATGCTGGAACAACATTAGAAAATAATATATTAGCATACCAATATCAATCTAATGTACCAACAGGAACAAACATACAATTTCCACATCATTTTATAGAAATAGATATTGCAACATCTCCTGCATTACAATATTTTATAGACGTTTATAAAAATGGAGTTTTTGATTCAACAATTACAGGATCAGCTACAGGAAGTGGAACGCATAATTTAGGTTATAATTTTACAGACAATGTTATAGGTTTAAATGATGAATATACTTTTTTTGTTAGAGTAAATGGTGGTAATTCAACAACAGTTACAGGTGAGATAAGACATTCTTTTTTATATTTTACATCTTCTGCAAATTCTTTTACAGGTGCTTGGACAACAGTTTTTAGTCACACAGCAGTGTTTAATTCTACATCAGTAACTACAAACATAGATTTACAAACATCTGCTCCTGATATGTTAATATCTGATTGGTTTAGTGGCATATTAAAACAATTTAATTTAACTTGTTATCCATTAGAAACAGCTACAAATTATAAGGTTGAACCATTAGAACAATATTATAATTTTGGTGGTTTAGTAGATATAACACAATATACAGATACAGAAAGTATAAAAGTAAATAGAATAAAACTATATAAAAAAATATCTTTTGAATACCAAAAATCTAAAGCATTTTTAAATGAAGATTTTTTAAGTTCTAATAGAGTAGGTTTTGGAGATTTATCTTTAGATTTTCCCTATGATGGTAATGAATTTAAAGTAAAATTACCTTTTGAAAATATGCAATTTAATAAGTTTACAAGCACAAATTTACAAGTTAGTTATGCTGTAGATAAAGCTGTAGATGGAAAAAGTTATGTACCAAAGCCTGTCAAATTATTTATGGATGAAGCAAAAACAGTTTCATTTAGATTGTATAATGGAACAGATATACACGAAGTTACAAGCTATCATCCTTTTGGTCAAGATTTAACTGATAATATGCAAGATTATTCTCAAAATTTTGGTTTACAATATTCAGCTTTAAAAGATAAAGAAATTGCCAACAGTTTATATGCTACATTTTATCAAGCATATTTAGTTAATTTATTTAGTGATAAAACAAGAAAAGTAATTTTAAAATGTCATTTACCTTTGACTGTATTAAGCACAATTAGTTTAGATGATGCAATAGTTGTTAGAGATAAAAAATATAGAATTGAAACAATGAAAACAGATATAACTACAGGAGATGTTGAGTTTGTTTTAATAAGTGATTTTGTACCGTCAGCACAAGTTGGACAAATACAAGCACCATTAGTTGCTACATTGTCAGGTGGTGGATTATCTTCATTAGGTGGAGATATAACTTTACCTGTTAAAATATTAAAATCTCCTAATCCAACAAAAATGTTTGATGGTGGTGGTGGCTCTGTAACTTTTGGAGCAACAAGACAAACACAATTTATTACATTAAGTTTGCCTGTTACATATACAAGTGAAGGAACAATAGCTATTACAGTTCCTAGAAACACAACAGGTTCATTTAGACAACAGACAATTCCTGTATCTTATAAAGATGCTACAGGATCAGTATTTGCAGAAACAGAAATAGTTATAATACAAAACGGATAAGATGTTAGAGAATATATTAGAATTATTAAGAAGTGATGATTGGATAGGTTATAGTAAAAACATTGATATAGCAAAAGGTTTTTATAAAATACCTAAAACAAAACAAGAGAAAAAAGAACAGCTTAAAAGACAAGAACAATGGCAATAAAAAAGCAAATAGATATTAGTGTTGATGCTAGAAGTGCTATCAAAGATATGGATGAGTTAGGCTCATCATTTGAAGATGTATTTGGAGAGATAAAACCATTAAATACCAAGATTGGAGAAATGGAAGACGCTTTGTATCAACTAGCAGCAGCAGGAGATACAAGTTCTAAAGAGTTTAAAGATTTATCCAGGCAAATTGGAGATTACAAAAAAGTAATTATAGATACGGATTTAAAGATTGATGGAATGGCACAAACTACAGCACAAAATTTAGGAGGTGCATTAGGAGGTGTTACATCAGGGTTTGAATTAGGTACAGGTGCAATGGGAGCATTTGGTGTTGAATCTGATAAAGTGCAAGCAGCATTATTAAGAGTACAATCTGCTATGGCTATTTCTCAAGGTATTCAGGGAATAAGAGAATCAATACCATCATTCAGAAAAATGGGTGATGCTATTCAAAATAATGAGAAGGTACAAAAGCTATTTAATTTTGCAGTTGGTGGTGGTACAAAAGCTATTAAATTAATGAGAGTTGCTTTAGTTAGTTTAGGTATTGGAGCAATCATTGTAGCAGTAGGAGCATTAATAGCAAACTTTGATAAGTTAAAAAATATGTTGTTTGGAGTTACAAAGGCTCAAGAAACAATGAACGAAATAACATCTAAAGCTGTAGATGCTATTTCAGAAGAATTAAGTGCATCAGATAAATTACAAAAACTATTAAAAGACGAAACAGTAACTAGAGAAGAAAAATTTAAAGCTGTTAAAAAATTACAAGAACAATATCCTAATTTACTAGGAAATTTAGATGTAGAAAAATCTAGTTTACGAGAAATTAATAAAGCATTAATTTTAAATACACAATTAGCATTAAATAAAGCTAAACAAGATGCTATTGCATCATTAAGAGCAGAAGAATTTGCTAAACAAATAAAAGAGCAAGTAAAGGCACAAACAGGACAAAATAAAAGTTTTATTGATGTATTACAGGGAATTACATTATTTTCAGATGCTCAAGATATTGCAAACAAAAAAACATTATTAGCAATAAAAAATTCTAATGATTTAGTAAAAGGCTATGATGATATTAACGAAACATTAAAAGAAGAAGAAAAGCTAATAAATAAAACAATAGATGCACATAATTTTTCTACAACAAAAAAAATAGAAAATAATAAAAAAGTAGAAAAAGAAAATACTTTTGTTAGTGAACTAAAAACTAGAGAAGTAAAAGAACTTGAAGTTGCTAAACGAAATAGCCTTGAATTAGTACAAATTAAAAAAGATGAGGTAGACCAAAAACTTGAACAAGAAAATAGGTTTCACGCAGGTAGTCACGAAATGCGTAAAATAGCACAAAGCAAAGAATTTGCTATGGTGCAAAAAGGATTAGAACATTCTATGACATCTTTGAATCTTTTAGAAGGATTAAGTAATGCAGTTACAGATAATGAATTAGCTAAAGCAGGAGATGATGAAGAAAAGAAAGAGAAGATAAGAAAAAAAGCTTTTGAACGTAATAAAAAATTACAAATTGCTATGGCTATAATACAAGGTATTCAAGGAGTTCAAGCTGCATTTACAGCAGGTAGTTCTATGGGTCCTGCTGGTGTTGTAATGGGTCCTCTTCTCGCTGCTGTTGCAGCAGCTACAGCTATTGCAAATGTAGCTAAAATTAAAAACACACAATTTGAAAGTACAACTACACCAAGTACTGATACAGCAGGAGTTGGAGGAGTTAATGTTCCATCTCCACAATTTAATGTAGTTGGTGCAGGAAGTGAAAATCAATTAGCACAAACATTAGGAGAACAACAGCAACAGCCTGTTCAAGCATTTGTAGTTGCTGGAGATGTTACAACAGCACAAAGTTTAGAAAGAGATAAAATAGAATTATCAGGATTATAAAATAAAACATAAACAAAAAATATAAGTTATTTAATTATGGAAGAAATAGAATTATTTATCAGAAACGAAAAGGAGGATGGTGTGTTTGCTGTTAGCCTTGTAGAGAATCCAGCTATTGAAGAAAATTGGGTTGCTTTAAGCCAACAAGAAATAGAGTTAAAAGTTGCTAATGAAGATAGAAGGGTTGTTGTCGGTATTGCGTTAGTTCCTGAAAAGAGAATTTATCGTAAAATGAAAGACAAAGAGTTTAATATTTATTTTAGTAAAGAAACTATTGCAAAGGCACAAGAGTTATATATGCGAAATCTAAACGCAAATAACGTAACAAGTGAACACGAGAAGCCTGTAAAAAATGCAACAGTTATAGAATCGTGGATCGTAGAAGATGCAAAAAATGATAAGTCTAATTTATATAAGTTAAATGCTCCTGTAGGTAGTTGGATTATTATGATGAAAATAAATAATGACGAAGAATGGAAGTTAATTAAAAAAGGAGAATATAAAGGTTTTAGTATAGAAGGTATGTTTCAGGGATTTGAACAATTAGATGCAAGTACACAATTATCTGAAGATGAATTGATGGTTGCAAAGATTAAAGATATAATTACAGAGATAGATTTAAAGTCTGATAAAGTTGAGTTAAATATACAAGAAGATGCTAAAAAAACAGTAAGTTCTTATTTTACTAAATCTGATACAGCTAATTCTAAAATTAAATCAGCATTACAAGAATTAAGAGCATCTGAAACAGCTATTGAAAAACAATTAAAAGAAGTTACAGATTTAAAAAAACATAAATCTAAAATAGAAAGTATGGCAAAAGAATTAGGAATACCTGAAAAAAACATACAAGTATTACAAGATATAAATGTAGCTTTACAAGATTCTAAAGAATTTGATGGAGTTTTAAATAATATTAAAAAAGCAATAGCATCTTTATAAAAATACAACAGAATAATAATCTAATAGTTATATAATTAAATAATCTAAAATTAAGATAAAATGAGCAAAGCAAGTGATACATTAAACGCAATTAAAACAGCTTTAGGAATGGAAGTTGAAGTTAAGTTAGCGACAATGAAACTAGAAGATGGTGTTACTGTTATTGAAGCAGAAACATTTGAAGCTGGTCAAGCAGTAGTTATAGTAACAGAAGATGAGCAAAAAATCGCTTTACCTGAAGGAGAATATGTTCTTGAAAATGCTATGATCCTGAAAGTAGAAGAAGAAGGAATTATTGCTTCAATTTCTGAAAGAGAAGAAGAAGTAAAAGAAGAAGAAGTAGAAGAAGAAGTTGCTGCATCTAGCAAACCAACAGAAACTGCTACTCCTAAAAAAGTAGTTGAAGCAGTAACAAAAGAATCTTATTTCTCTAGCGAAGATATGGATGCTATCGGAAAATTAATTGATTCTAAACTTGCAGAATTTAAGTCTAACCTAACATTATCTACAGATGTACAAAACGAAGAAAAAGAAGAAAAAGAAGAAAGCAAAGAAGTAGAACTTACTGATGTTCCAGCTTCAAAACCAATTACTCACAATCCTGAAAACACATCAACAGGAATTAAAGTTAAATATGCACAAAATAGAGCAAAAACAACTTTAGATAGAGTAATGGAAAGAATAAGTAATTCATAATTTTAATTTATAAAAAAGTAAAAAATGGCAAATCCAACATTAACAGGAAACACGTATGCAGGAAGTTTTGCTGGGAAATACATCTCGGCAGCTTTATTTTCTGCTACAACATTAGACAGAGGTCTAATTACAATTATGCCTAATGTAAAATACAAATCAGTTTTACAAGTAGGTTCTTACAATGATGAAGTAGTTAAAGCATCAACTTGTGATTTTACAGCAAGTGGAGCATTAACATTAACAGAAAAAGTTATTACACCTGAAGAATTTCAAGTAAACGTACAGCTTTGTAAAAAAGATTTACACGCACAATGGGAAGCTGAACAAATGGGATTCTCTGCATTTGATAATTTAGCACCAAACTTTGAGGAGTTTGTAATTGCTTATACAGCAGCTAAAGTTGCTAATAACATTGAATCTCAAATATGGGAAGGTGCAACAGCAGATGCTGACCAATTTACAGGATTCTCTGATTTATTAGATGCTGATGCAGACGTTAATGATGTGGCAGGTGCATCTTCAGCTATCGGTGCTTC